CTTAACTTCAAACTCGTGGATAAATCAAGGACTAGACCCATTTACAGGTAGAGATTATACTTGGAAGGATAGGTACAAGAAAACTTACCATGATTTCGCATGCAAGGTTAAGTATTTTTGTGGAAAAATATTTGAATTCTTACGTACTAATGTGGGTTGGGTCACTTTGGCCGTAACCCTAGGAGCCGGTACTATATATGCTATATATAATATGGTTAGGAAATTTAAAGAAGTAAGTGATTCTTTTGAAGGTATTGAACCAGAATCAGTGGATACACAGAGGATGGCCCCAAAAATCTTCAAAAGTAAAAATACTAAATCCAAAATAATCAAACCTTTGTCGAAATATGTTAACCACGATTTACAAAATGTAGTTCCTCAAGGAGGATTCAATGCTAGCTATTTCAATGCTGCAAATTTGCCGAAATTTACGGCCAGTGAGCTTTCAATGAATCCTTCGCCTGGCAATGTCGTATCTAAGGTCATGAACAAATATTTCTTCTTGATGTATATGATAGATAATGTAACTGGAGTGGCAGAAAATGCTATTGGGCACGTAACTCAGGTTAGAAGTAAAATTTTTATGATTAGTTTCCATTACGTATTTTCTTTCAAGAAAATATGGGATAAAGCTTCTGATAAATCGCAGTATTCATTTCTTTTGCTTTCTCCTGGATCCAATGCAAGATATTCTTTTACTTTAGAACATTTCTTAACGTCTTGGCGTACTTCTGATGACGCCTGCAACTTAGATATTTGTTTGTTTAATGTTCCAGGCGCTCAAGGTACTTCTAAAGGTGCTTTTGATTATTTCTTAAAAGATAAAGATGTTCGAGCTTTAGGTAGAGCTAAAGCGTTTGAGGCTACTTTACTTACTACGAAAGTTTTAGAAGGCGGCTCAAGAACTACACAGATAGTTAACACGTCCGTTGTATTTGAAAAGCAAGGAGGTATCCCTATTACTACTAATTGGGAAAAAGAACCTAGCTATTATACTTTATCTAGCATGTTATCTTATAGAGGTTTATCTTCTAAAGGAGCATGTGGTACGCTTATATTTTGTAACGACTCTTCTTATGAAAATCGTTGTATAGTAGGTATACACTGTGCCGGAGTAACTAAAGATAATATGGGCTTTGGTTGTGTTTTAACTCAAGAAATCTTAGAGGTAGTGATGAACGAAATGCTGGATGATGATGTTCTTACTTTTAAGGATGAACAAGAAGCTCCTTTCATTCAGGCTCAATCTGACATACCAGAAGTTGGTGGTTTTAAAACCAGTTGTAAAGTCATGCCCCAATATGTTCCCAATGTATGTTTGACAACTCAGATAAGGAGATCGAAAATGTACGATGCATTCATGGAGAAACTTATGGAGACTAATGATTATGTGCCTATGGCTCCTGCGAAACTTAAACCATTTACTACTTCGGAAGGTAAGTATGTCGATCCGTTTGAGGATGCCTTAACTCATTACAGTAGATTTCCAACACCTACTGATATGGATAGTATAAAAGCAGCAGGGTGTTCATACAAATCGCAAATTTTAGGATATTCTGATGACCATGCTATAAATATAAAACGAAGTTTAACTATGGAAGAAATTCTATTTGGAGTGGGTAGCTTAGGTCCCTTAACTCCTAGTAGTAGTGGTGGTTGGCCTTATAACACTGCGGCTTGTGTTGATTATAAGAAACAATTTTATAAGGCTAGAGCTAATGGAGATATCTTTTGCATGGCTAGCACTATGCAACAGTTTCAAACGGAAATGGATGAACTTGAAGTTTTATATCTCAACGATATTAGACCTTTCTATCTTTACGTTGATAATGCTAAAGATCAGAGAGTCAAACTTGAAAAAGCTTTAGCAGGTAGCAACAGGTTATTCGGTTGCTCTCCCTGGGCTCTTATGTTAATGTTTAGAGCTAAGTTTGGAGGTTTTATAGAATTCTTCACTCGAGCTAGATTTAACGTTGGTTCTGCAATAGGATGTAATCCTTATTCTATGGAATGGGATGTACTGGCTAGAAAACTAGGTCAGTTTGACGCAGGTGTTCCTATGGTAGGTGCTGGAGATTATTCCAAATTTGACGCTAGTTTATCCCCAGAACTTTTAGATCAATGTCTTGAAATTATACATGATTGGTATGGTGATAGAGGTTCTAAAGATCATAAAATTAGAA